AAGAAGTCAGACAAGTTGTGAAGACCGTGTTTTTCGATTGCTTCGGCTTCTGCCGCAGTCAATGCGCTTTCTTTACGAGCAAATCCGCTTGTGCTGTAATCAGCATAACCACCTTTGCTTGTTTTCTTAATGTTAAAATCTGAACCACCTTGGTAGTCAGTTGGCATTGACTCCATATCTGGGTCTTTCAATGCGTTAACAACTAAGTTGTAGATCTGTGGGCTAATCACAAATCGACGAATTGGGTTTTCTGGTGTCTTGTCGTCGCCAACAGGGTTGTCACGAACAAAGCCTTGGAACAAGTAGGATTTCTTTTTCCAATACTTGCGACCCATTTCTTCCATACTAGAGTCTTTAAACCAAGTACGCACTTCTGCAAGAACCGGACATGCTTCGCCGTACATTTCTACGCAAGGAACCTGCACGATAACTGGCTTGCTGTCTGCTTGACCTTTAACGCCAGCAAATGGCAATTTGATCATCAGGCGTTCAACCCAGAAGAATGAGTTTTTAGGATCTGCGTCGGGAAGGAATCGCACACGGGCTGTAGTGCCCTCAGGGATGTTCCAGTGTGCATAGATAGCGTTGTCGCCACCTGTTTGTGAGTCGCCGCCTTTGCGGTCTTGTGATTGCAGTTTTGCGCGAATTTCAGCTAAAGTCATGGCCATAATAGTTCTCCTTAATAATATGCCTTAATAATGTGCCTTAATATGTATAATGCACTCGTTGCATTGTACGTAAGTATTTATGACAAGTCAAAAGAAAAGGCACAAAAAATGTGCCTTTGGACAAAGCTGTTTTTGTTTACTTGCGTAAGCCAGCTAGAGTTCGAATGAAGTTTAGTGGATCAACAGATTCAGCTTGTGGTTGTGGTTGTTGCTGATTAGGTTGCACACCAGCAGCTTCTTGTTCAGCTGGTTGCTGTGTGCCCAGTACTGGTTCAGCACCAGGCTGTGGTTGTTGAACTGGTTCTGGTTCATTTGATTGTTGAACAATTTGTTCCATTTCCTGACCAATTGCGGGAAAGTGTCTGTGTAACCATTTTAAGATTTCCGGACGGCAATCATAGTTGGGACCTTTGATGCTAGCCAATTCTAAAATTTCGTCGTTTAACTCATCGTCGCCAATTAAGTCATGCAAGATAGAAACTGCGGCTTGACCTTGCTGACCAACTGCAAACGGTTGAGACATTAGCTCACGTAGTTGGTCAACTTCGGACTCTTGATCAGGCACAGCCCATGTACCTTCTAATACAGAGTCAGCCCAATCTTCAAACTCTTCTGCCATTGGATTATTCATTTCTTGCACCTTTCGAATGTGAGCGCGGTATACGTATGGCAACGCTTCGTCAAAGCGGTCATCGTACATCTTTTTAACAAACCGCTCACGCATTGCTCCCACATCAATATCATCTTCAATTGGTGCATCGGGCATGTAGTTCTCTACGTAGTCTAGATAGTAACGCGGACTTCTTAAACGCTTTAGTTTGTTCTTTAACTCATAGTAACGATCAACAGCATGTGTAGCCATCGAGTTCGTTTCGTCATCTAAATCACTACGGCGCTTAATACTGCGAGCAAAATGACTTAAGCTAGACATCTCGTCCATCATGTTATTAATAGCTTCGCAAATTTCGTCACCGTATGTGCCACCGTTGCTGTAGTGTTGAGCAAGTGCTGTAGCACCTGCTAAGTTTTTGTGCTTTAAACGGAAACGCTCGCCTTGTGGGGTTTCAATAAAGATAGATTCAATTTTTCTAGTACGGGCACCGCGAACTTCTTCGTCAATGCTATCACTATGTACTACACGAACTGTACATTCCCCAACCTTAGCAAAACTATGTTTCTTGGTACCATACATTCTGCTTTCGGTTACGTTAATATCGCCAGTGTTAATTGTGGCGTCCGAATTACTTTGTTGTTTAACGTCTTTGATTTGCAGATTGCTCTTAGCAATGTCGCGAGTATCAAAGCTTAACATATTACGCTTTGCAAACTTACGCAAAGCTCTTAGGAAATCATACCACTCGTCTTTACTAAGACCGTTTTCTTTAATATTGTCTTTAATGTCAGCACCGAAGTAAACCTTCATAGCTTCTTCATCAATTAAGCTGATAGTGACATTGCCTAATTCAATTCCATCTTGACTGTATGTGAAATTAAAGAACCTTGCTTTTTCAGGATCTTGTGTGGATTTTGCGCTTTCATCGCCAAGGTTAACTTCATCAAAGCGACTACGCACTTTGTCAAATAAGCTGGCGGCAATTTTATCAACTTCTCTCATATGCTTATTTATGTGAATACGGTGGAAACACTGTATAGCTACATACCCTAAAAGTATTGTTCGGGACTTTGGTTAACATCGCATGCCACTGTAAAGGCTGCGAGCCGTCCTCGTGTTTGTGGTTTAACATCAAGTAACCTGTATTTTGCTTAAATTCAAATTTACGCATCAAATAAGGTTCGCTGTTATGTGTGTAAAAGGATGTGCCTAACTCGGCAGGACCAGTAATGTAAATTTGCATACTCATTGGCAACTCACCATCTGTATGCATTGGTACCCAAAACCCCGGTTGATCCACCCACCAATTGGTATTGCCGGCGTTAGTCCCAAAATTAAACTTAATGCCAAAATGCTCTTCAAACCACGGGGCAAGTGTTGCTATGTAATCACTAGCTTCTTTTAAAAGAGGTATGTCGTACTTCTTTAAACTTTTACGTGCCCACATCTCTTGTTGATCTTCTCTGCCCCAAGGTTGGTTATTCCAATCTAGTTCCAACAAACGAGCAAACAACTCGTCTGGGAACAAATCCTCAATTGCATACAACCGCCCAATGTCATCAACTTGTGTTAGCTTCATGTTATGTCATCATAATAAATGGCATTGGCTCAATGAAGTCGTCTAAGCTGTCTCGTAGATGCAAATCAAGGTCTGCGTCAAAGCTCTTAAGCATTTGTACCATACGCACAACAAGAATAGTAGACATAACTAAGTCGTCAGTCTCGCCAATTTTAGCTTCAAAGCTATTACCAACTGCAACAAAAGTCTTTAACTCGGATATTAAGTTCTTGCTAGCAATATGCAAACGCTTAGTTTCAACTAACGCTTTTAATTTTGCACATGCAGCCAGTTTACTCTTGTTAGTAGTTGTGAACCCACGTCTGTAGCCTTTAGTACCAGCTTTCTTAGGTTCAGTTAAGAATGTTCCGCGAATGTTTTCTTCACCAATCTCACTGATACTTACTAACGCTGCTTCACCTAGTGTGTTGTTTTCTACACTATAATAAATGTCGGTATCGCTGCCTGTAATTTCGTACAAGTAATCGCAAATCTCTTTCATAATTGCAATTTGTCTTTGTACAGGAGTTTTGTTATGTTGCCACTCGCCAATTTGCATCATCGACGGTAACTCAAAAATTTGTATAGCTGCTGCGTCACCACCAGTACCCAAGCTAGGGTCTAAACCAACAGCATACTGACATCCTCGCTGCGGTTTCTTGTACCAGCGCACTTGCCCTTGTCGTTCTAGTGGATCAATACCTGCAAGTTCAATTAGTGTAGACGCATTGATTAGAGTTTCGTCATAAATCAAGAACTCACATCCGTGTTCACGACGGAAACGATCTTCACCAATACGACCAATTTCTTCTTTCTTCCATTGCTCGTCACGGTCCGGGTGTTCCCACCAGTTAGCTTGGTAGCCACGGAAACCATTGATGCCTAGTTCTGTTTCGTTACCAAACTCGTCCACACGCTTATTAGCTTGTTTCCAAATAATAGCAAACTGGTCTTCGTCACTGTTTGGTGTTGATGTAATAATCGCTTTACCACCAGTTGACAATGTAGGCGAAATAGAAGTCCAGAATTCAGTAGCAATAGTAGGTCTTACGAATGCAAACTCGTCACAGTATAGTAAGGAAATAGACATACCACGACCAGTTGTTTCGGTTGTTGTCTGCGAAACAATGCGCGAGCCGTTTTCAAATTCTAGTGAGCCTTTGTTGTAGCTTGTACAACCTGCTCTAATGTGATCAGGACATAATTCGTATGCATAGCGGATACGTTGCATAATTTCCTGAGCACCTGTGTATTTGTGCGCTGCAATCAAAATAGTTGCATCCGGCACAAACATCGCATACCACAACAAATAACCCGCTGCACTAGTAGACTTACCAGTCTGGCGGGGCATCAAACTAATTGAAAAACGATAATTGTGATAAGTATCAATTAGCTTTTGTTGATATTCGAATGGTTTATACAACATCTTACCTTTAGTAGGATGCTGGATAAAAAAGTAATTACTCATAAAATATTCCGGACCGGTGACAGGGTCTGCACAGCGAGCAAATTCTAGGATTTGATACTCTGTGTAGGACGCCTTCTGGTGCGGTGTTTTTACAAGTTTGGTTTCGTCAAAAGCTGCCATAGTATAATTATTTAGTTATAGTTGTACATTATGGATTTTTCGTATATAATGCAAATACCTTATCAAAGAAGGAAGGAAAATGTCAGATACTTTACTACTCAACAGCGATTACCGCCCAATTAGCATCTTGCCGCTAAGTGTTATCCCATGGCAACATGCTATTAAACTAATGTTCCTGAAAAAGGTTAACGTCATCGAGACTTACCCTGATTGGATCATTCGTTCCGAGCGTCTAGCGATGAATGTACCAAGTGTCTGTGTAACTACAGATTACTTTAAGTACAAACGCAACGTCAAATTCAGCCGATACAACATGTATCTGCGCGACTTATTTGAGTGCCAGTACTGTCATGAAGTATTTGACTTTGACGAACTAACCATTGACCACGTGCTTCCACGTGCCAAGGGCGGTAAGACTAACTGGGAAAACTGTGTAACTGCATGTAAGCCATGCAATCATGCAAAAGGTGACAAACTAATGAAGCCTAAGCACATGCCGTTTAAACCAGACTACTACAGCCTAGTTAGCAAGTGGAAGGAGAACACACCGTTTAAGGTTAAGCACCCAAGCTGGAATCAGTACTTGGGACTTGAATTATTAGCGGCTTGAGACTTTTCGTCTTGCCAACGCTTCTCTAGTTTATCTGCTAGAGTTTCAACTTTGTCAGCATCGGGCAATCCGTTTTTGTCTAATAGATAAGATGGATTTGGCTCGGTGTCTGGCAATTCGTCGCCTATAGGCTTCTCGCCAGTTAGCTCAGGACGAGCAAAGTATAAACGGAACCACTCGTCGGTTCCTGTTTTGATGTTTAAATCTTTTTCAATTTGTCTCTTCTGAGACAAATTATTATTCACGGCACCCACTGGACTAAATGGCTCATCGTGATCTTGTTGTACGTTTAAAGACGTTTCAATTAGATTGTTAATGCCAGCTAGCTTCTTTAACTCAGCTAGATCTTGTGGGTCCATAAAAGCGTCAGGATTACCAGATTCGCCTTCTTGATAAAAGTTTGCGCTAGTTACCCTGTACTGTCTCATTTGCGTTTAAGAGAAATTGGCCCACGTGGAGTAATTGGGCTGTTTGTGTTAGTTCCGTCAACTTCCTTTGACCCACGGCCAGTGTTAGTTGTTGGACGAACACCCATTTGTTTTTCTGCGCCACGACGAATTTCTTCGTCGGCATCGCTAAAGTCAATCATAGTAAACTTACTACCCATTGGGGCTTCAGTGTCATTATCATTGTCTCGCGGACTTGCTGCTAACGCAATACCAAAGCGATATGCAGAATACGGGCTGTTGTTATTGTCTAATGCCGAATAAGTGATTAGTCCCGGAGTAGCGCCGTTAAACGCTACTGGTAACTTACCCTTTCCTTCGGAGATTATTTCATTGCATTTCATTTTTGTAACTTAATGCTTTGATACTCTGCCATTAGTTGTGCGCCAAGTGATTCAATTGGATTGAAATCCTCAACTGCTTTTTCCTTTTTAGTTAAAGGATTGTCACCTTTAGCTGCTGCTGTTGGGTGTTGCGATTTCTGCTTGTGTAGATCATCACTGGTGTTAGCTTCGCCAGTTGTTTCAGAACGGTGCATACCACGTACATCCGGGCGAGGAGTATTTAATACTTCGGGAGCATCTTCAACTTCAGTATCGCCATATTCTTTTGCTTCTTGTGCAACAACAATAGCGGCTTGCTCATGCGCTTGTGGCTGCTGACTACCCATGCCAGCTAGAGTTAATAGCTGTGCTAGTTTCTCAGCTTCTTCGCCGTCTGCTGTAATTGTAACAGTCTTGTTGCCTTCGCTGTCTGCACTTGTGTTAACACTCATGCGGCCTTTTTGTTGCTCTGCTTGTTGCATCTCTTGTGCCATAGCGCCCATTTGGCACATCGACTCATCAACTTGCTCAATGCTTTCTTCAACTTGCAAACCAGCTAACTTAGCTAGTTCGTTTAGTTCTGCATCTTCGTTGTAACGATTAGGGGCTTTGCCAGGCAACTTAGCTAGAAGATCTTCAT